TACGCGGTCTTTAACTTCTTCTTTATTTACTTCTTTACGAGTAATATGTTCAAGTAAAGTTACTTTATTATCAATAACATTAGCTGGATCTACAAATTCTAATGTAGAATAGGCTTCCATTAGTGTATAAACAGCAGCGTGTTGTTTGTAATTGTTTACTTTAGCTTTAAAGAACTCTTCTAAGTTATAATGTGACTTAATCTCTTTGATTAAGTTATATTTTTCTTTGCGAAGAGCAGTGCGATTTAGACGTGAATGAATTTCTAAAGTAGTATTAATTAATGACTCAGCTTTACCTTCAGAAATTGTCTTATTAGCAATTAATGTTTGGTATAATTTATATTCCTTAGCTAATTCAGATTTGCTAAAATACTTTTTAATTAAAGGCAAAGATGCAGAATCTTTACCAGAAATAGTATCGGATGTTACTTGTCTCAATAAGAGTTCAAATAAAATTCCAGTATTTTTGTATTTGTTATGTTTTATTTTCATAAAAAGTATGTAATCACTGCGTATAAATATGTTATTTTTCTATACCCTTGATATTATCTTCATTTAATAAATTAGATTCTACAGGTTTTGTACTTTCGTATAATGTTACTTTTTTCAATTCAGCAGCTTCTTTTGCTCTTTTTAATTCAGCCAATGCTAATGGTGAACCACCCTTATATGCTGTTTGCATTGGATTCTTATCTTGGGTAGCAGTCATGTTGTATTCCTTACTACCAATTGGATCTTTACCAAATGAGCTTTTCTGAGTGCCAAATATAGATGCTTTTTGTGTTGGTCTACCAACTGGATCTTTTTCATCATACCCTACTGGCACTGCTCCGTTACCGCTTCTACCTTTACCATATAGTGAAGCTAAATCATGTGGTGTACCAAATGATCTACCTGTTTTAGCTGGATCATTACCTTCATTTTCAACTTGTTGAAGTCTAAATGCACGTTTTTTATCTTCTAATACTAAATCACGATATTCATCTACTTGATCATCACTGAATTGGAATATTCTATCGTATATAAAATCTGATGGAATAATACCTGTATCAATAGCATCTTTAGCTAATGATACTTTTTCTTTCCACAATGCGATTTGTTCTTGTTGATATATAATAGATGGTGGTGTTAAAGATAATTCAAAGCTTGTTAATGAATCACCATCAAACCCTTGTGTATATAAATGTACTAATGCAATTTTATATAATTCAGATACAAGTACCTTTTGTATACGTTCAATTGTGCGAGCAAATCTAATATCTTCAGCAGCTAATGTTGCTTTACCAGTTAAGTCTTTTTCAAATCCGAAGAATGCTTTAGGTACCTTAAGGGCAGCTAACATTTCATCACGTAAGAAGTTTACATCCTCAATACCATTGTATTCTAAACCTTTTAAGGTATCAATTTTGGTATTTTGGTTTGCACCTCTAACAGGAATAATAAAGTCTTCTAATGAGTTTTGAATATTAAAACGTAAGTTGTATTCACCTGTTTGAGCATCCATAAATGGAGTCTTCTTCATTTTATTGGTGATACGCTCCATGTAGTTATCAACTTCGTGTGCTGGTATTCCACCAACGTCTACATAGAAGATACGTTTTTCAGGCGATCTCATAATACGATGAATTAACATCGCATCTTTCATCAATGTATATTGCTTATAAACCTTACGAGCTGGTTCAATAAATGAACGTCCATAAGGTAAATAGTTAGCATCAGCATATAATCTAAAATGTGCTACTTCATAATTCTCAAAACGCTTTTTCATGTTACTCTTATCCATATGGATAGTACTTGCTAATGCGTTTGGATCGTATTCGTAATAAACCTCAAATGGGTTTTCAGGATTTAAACCTTCTCTTCTAGCTAATTCATATGAAGATAAAGGCATAACATTGTATACACCTACCTCACTATTAATTTCTAGGAATAAATAAAAATCTCCGTACTTACACATCTGGCGTGTCCAAGGCCAAAGATTAAATTCTATGTTTAAGATATCGTAAAATAAATTGTAAAGTACTCTTTGTACTTTTTCATCTGAAGAACGAATTTGTAATACTTCTCCAGCTTCATTCTTTAATGTAGTTTCATCAGCAACAATGTCAAGAGCAGAAGCAATAATTGATTCTGAATCCATTGCTTCGTAATCATTATATAATTGTGTTCTTAATGTCTGATAGTTAATAGCAGGGTTGAACATAGCAGACATGCTAGTTCTGTGTAGACGTGTGAAACGGTCTACCAAGCTATTTGTTTGTGCACTTCCATAAGCTTGAGTGCGGTCGGTATCAACCACTTTTAATTGGCTTCCACCAACGTTTCTTACGATAACGTCAGTTGAAAACAATCTTCTCAGCCTTGAAAATAAATCTGTATTAGCCATTTTTTTATTTTAGTATGTATAACAATAAATATTCTAACCCAATAACCATCGTATATCTTCTGCATTTCCGTGGACATCATCTATTTTGTATGGATTACCTCCAGGTATCCATTGCCCACCCCCATACTGCTGATCTCCAGTTTTCCTAAAGTTTAATAAACTTGCAGTTGCTAGATCACGACCTATTTGCGCAAATCTGGATGCTGTATCTCTAATAAAGAGACCCATTGATAATGATAATACTAAGTCATCATTATATCCGTTTTGTGCTTGCCCCTTACCATGCATCCAAATGAATACTCTTAATTCCTCAAGTAAGCGCTTTGAATGAAAGGTAAATGACTTATCTCGAAGGTACGACTCCATCTTTGAGATAACAAGTGGTCTTGTCTTTGCTGATGTAGTAAATCCAGGAACTGTTTGCCCTGAGTCTAATTTTGATAGATATTTGTCAGCACTTAATTCACCATATGAGCGAGGTGAATAGTATAAATTTGCGTACTCGCGGTCTATAATAGTATTTACGACATCCCAACCGATATTAGCATTTTCCACTACTAAAAGCGCATTATTATATTCAGTAGCCACCGATACTAACATATTTCCGTACTCACGTGTGCCTATTTGGGATTTAAACTCAGCCACCTGTTGACATGCCTCTAAATCAATAACTTGAAATGCAGAATAGTCACTTCCATCTCCGCGGGCAACGTCGGCTGATACAATGTAATTTTTATTATAATCAGGATATTGCCAGATCCAAAAATCACCTCCCATGAAACGACGTTCAACAGGATCCATTATAAATCCTTCATAATATTCTAATGTTTCTGGGTCAATTACTGTTGCTCCTGAGCCTAAGAAGTCACAATCATATTCCTGCGCAAAATCTCTTGCAGTCATATTTTCTTTTTCATTCTTAACCCAAGCACTATCTCTATCAGGGTGAACATCCCATTTTAATTGAATAGGAACAAAACTATTTTTACTTAATTCTGCTTCAACCCAGGTTTTGTGGAACCAATTACCTACACCATTTGGTGAAGATAATGCTACGCAACCACCACCTGTTGAGATTGTAGGTTTAATTGCGGTATAGATTTTATCAATACCCTCAATAAACGCAGCCTCATCCATAATCAACCAAGATACTGCAAATGAACGGCCAGCATCACTAGAAGCAGAGGTCGCTTTAATAAACGAACCATTTGATAGTTTTAATGATGTTTGGTTTGATGCTACTGGTTTAGAACCCTTTAACCATGAAGGTAAGTTATTGTACATGAATTGAACTTTTTCAACCATGTTTTGTGCTGTTAATTGCTTAGTTGCAATACACAATATTGCTTTATCTTTATGAAATAACATTAACCATAAAGCATAACCAGCACACAAGGTAGAAATACCTAACTGACGAGATTTATTGATAATATTATAGTCGTTTGCTCGAAATGATTTTAATACATCTTCCTGGAAAGGATATAAATGAAATAAAATTCTACCTTTAATTGGGTGGGTGATAAAACAATATTTTCTAAAGAAATGGACAGGATCAGAAGCACATTTAATGTATTCCTGTTTAATTATGTCCTTTATATTTTGATCGCTCATATACTAATTGTTGTATATAAATATATAAAAGAAACCCCAACTTACGTTGGGGTCGGTCCTACAATGCTATTATAGGAGGGGCATTTATTTAACTAACATCAAGTAACCTAAACCTCCGATTACTATGTAACTTCCTATACGTTGGAATTTTGATTTTGCTTTTAATTTCTTTAATTGCAAGTCTATTTGGTTATATTGATCTTCCCAACCTGCAATTTCCTTATCTTTATTTGTTAAAATCAACTTATATTTACTTTCTTTATTTTCAAATCCAGTAATAATATTGTCTTTAACAGTTATTTTTGCTTCCAATGTAGTAATAGTACTATCTTTTAATACGATAATTTGTTTAGTACCATCTAATTCTACTAAATCTTTAGCAGCAGCAACTAATACTGGTTGTGCTAAAGGTAATGGATTGGTTATTGTGTCTTTAGGATAACGAGTATTAAATGAACTGATTAATTCATGTTCTGTAAAAGTATCAACTTTGCTTTTTTCTACTTCAATAGTTTCAACAATTCTAATTACTTTTGCTTTTTGGTGTTCTACCTTATATGTTAATTCTTCACTAACATAATTTAATGAGTCAATAACAGCATCATCTTTTTTAATTTCAGCAAATAATGAATCATTTACTTTATGTAAACTATCCATTTCAACTAAAAATGCTTTATGATTAGCATTACTACTACATTTTTCAAACAATACACTACCTATTGCTATAATAGCTACTACTATAACAATTTTTGGCAACCATTTTTTAACTAATAACATCATATAGATCGGAAGAGCA